TTCATGAACTTTTAAACACTGCTTTTTTGCCAGCATTGGATTGCTTGGCCTGCGCTTATTCCACACCCAACAATACTTAAACATCTTCGGATTACTCATAACCAAAGCCGACGTAAAAGGCTGAGAAGCCGTCATTACGATAGCCCCATTAGGCTTTATAACTCGCTTTAACTGCTCCCACATCAATGGCAAGTCAATCACCGTGTCCCATTTGCAGGCTGCCGTACCGTATGGCGGATCAGCTAGGACCATATCAACGCTGCCATCCGGTATCTCTTTCATCCGCTCAAGGCAATCTCCTAACAGAAGCTTTATATTCTGGTCACTCATGTTAAACCCTCCAATTTTGATCTTCCAATTTTATTGTCGTCTTGTGGTGCCCGCTCTCCTATTTCCTCATAGCGTCCCGTTGCTAATACGTGACTGAATGCAATGGTCTTACACTCTCCGTCACGATTCTTTGCAATGTTAACCTCCGTCATGCCAATGTCATTTGATTCTTTGTTGTAGTACTCGTCGCGATATAGAAGCATGACAACATCAGCGTCTTCTTCAATAGCGCCTGATTGTTTCAACTGGTGCAATGCCGGCCGGTTATCTTTCGTGCCTTCACTGCTTCGGTTGATCTGGACTAACTCAATCAACGGACAGTTAAACTCTTTGGCCATTGATTGCAATGCGTGACTGATTGAGGCCATCGCTTCCGTTGCACCCCTTGCATCCTTTGGGGCTTTCACTAAGCCAATATGGTCAACGACTATGCCGCCAATACTTCCATGCCTCACCGCTTGAACTTTTAGCCTAGCCCGCATCTGGGCGACTGACAAGCTAGGTGACTGGTCAACATAAATGGGCTTTGACATCCATGCGCTCACTGCTGCACCCATCTGATTATTGTCGCTGTCTTCTAGTTTCGGCCTGCCCTTTAATTTGTTGCCAAATATGTTTGAGGCGTTTGATATAGCTCGCATCCCGATTGATTTGCTTGTCATCTCTAGGCTGAACTTGAACCAAGGCTTTCCGTTTTCGTGAGCCAGTCGATACAGCAATTGAAGCGCCAAGGCCGATTTACCCATCGCTGTTCGTCCAGCTATGACGTAAATCTTCCCGTCTTCAAAGCCGTCTAGGGTGTTATCCAATAGTTCATACTGAGTCGTTTGACCAGATGGTCGGCCGTCCATATCCTGACGCCGTTCAATCTCATCAAGCCCGTCACTCAGCACAGATTTGAAACCCTGGAATCCCGATGTCTGCTGTTTGCTCGACATATCAACAACACGATCCTGTAGCGCCTCAATGATCTCCTGTGCCGTATTTGTCTTTAGCTGTACTTGCAGGTCAACAGTAAGCTTCTGGATCTCCCTCAGCTGCGCATAGTCGCCCAGTGCAGTGATATAGCCTGAGAACTGTGTCGATGTGACTGTGTTCTCAGTCCAGTCATTCAATACGCCCATCCAGTCAGTGCCCGGCAATAGCTGCTGTCTTTCGAGATAGTCACTCAAGGTAAACAGATCAGCATCAAGTGCGTTCTGATACATCTCACAAATGCCCCTGAATGCCAACCTGGTTTCACTCAGATAAAAGTGGCTTTCGGGTATGTCGATCAATTCAGGTATTTTCGACATATCAATAAGCACACCTGCAATGGCGCTTTTCTCTGCTTCATCGCTGTAGTAATTAGTCTGTTCCATAATTTCCCTCGATTACTTTTGTTAGATTATTTTGATTGATCAGCCAGTCGAATTTGGCAGACCATGGGATACCGTTCAATCTAGCTGGTCCTTGTCCGGTCAAGAAGTCAGAGGATCCAACAGCTTCAAAGTAGAGTATCCACCAATCAAAACTTTTACGCAGTGGGTCCTCTTTGATTCTAGCGTTGATCGCAGACTTCCGCGTCTTAGTCATTCTTTTTACGTTCGGCAGTACGTGGCCCAAGGTTTTATTGAATGCTTTTACAACCCCGTCAGGTGTCACGTCTGGCGGCTCGTCCGGCTGACTAGTGTTTAATTGGGTAATGGGTAATGGGTCTTGGGTAATGGGTAGCATGCCATTCGCATCACTTTCGCATTGCGTTCGCATTGCGTTCGCATTAACCTGTTGTTTTTCCTCACCTTTTTTTGACCACCTCGCCTTTGCTGATTTCCTCGCTGACTCACTTTTACTGTAAGTAGCGGCCAAAACCTCATCCGCTTTGTTGTTTCTCCACCCCTGCTCAGTGCGTTCAAAGAAGTCGTGCAATACGATTTCAATGCACTCACTATGCGAACGCATACCAATAAGACGGGCAATCTCTGCTACATCTATAGGTAACTGATTCTCATTCTTGTAATACAAGTCAAGCATTCGACGATAAGCTAAATCTTCCATCAGCTCCAAATGCCTTGTATCAGACTGATAATCGCCTATATGAAATTGATAGTAGTGCATACAACCTCACTTGGTCAGATAATCGCTAAGGCGCTTGGTCATCTCATCAGTTGGAACCGTCTTTCCTGCCCGCACTAACTGTAGATATGACCGGGTGATCTTCATTATTCGGCCCATTTCAGCCAGGTTGCGGTCATTCATTGCCATTCTGATCTGCTCTATATTCATTGTTATTTCCCCTGTATATAGTTTGACAAACGTCAAATGAGATAATATAGTAGCACTTGACCTAAGTCAAACACAAAGAGGACAACACGATGAAAGTTGATACCGGCATAGCAAGTAAACCAGGTGATGAAAGAATTCTAAAAATGGGCGACCTAGTTACTATTAATATTTGGAACCCGGATGATTTGTGTGTGGTGGTGGGATTTGAAAACCTTGATGTCAATGTAATCTCTCTAAAAGACGGCTCTAGTTATTCTTTTTTTTATCTTGATTTGAATCTATTTGTAGGCACTGCCGAAATTTCCAACGATATGCAATAACAGTCAACCAAAAAGAGGAAAATACAATGAGCAGAAGCGGATATTCAGACGACTTAAGCTGCCGGGATCTCATTATGTACCGGGGCGCTGTGTGCTCTGCAATACGCGGTAAGCGTGGGCAGACGTTATTGCGAGAGCTGGCGGTGGCATTAGATGCGATGGAACCTAAGCGGCTTATCACTGATGAGTTGCAATCACACGGTGAATACTGTGCTCTGGGAGTAGTGGGTAAACACAGAGGCATTAACATGCAGCGTATTGATCCACATGATTCGGATCGCGTGGCAAAATCATTTGATATATCTAATGCACTAGCGTGTGAGATTGCTTCTATCAATGATGATTGGGGTATGGAAACCCCAGAAAAGCGCTGGAGGCGGGTTCGTGATTGGGTCGGTCAGAACCTGGCCACGGGGTAACATTCAAACACACAGGGGATTAGACAATGACAAATAAAATAGGGGAAACAGACATGAACATCTATCAGCGTATTAACGCAGTGATCAGGTCAAGCGTTTACATCAAACGCGGGTCAGCGGGCCAGGGTACCGGCGTGCTCTATGATGAAGTCATCGCTACCCTTCGGCCACTGCTTGCGGAACACGGTATCATTGTCGTGCCTGAAAAGGTCGGGGAGGCTCGGTCACGTGTTAACGCCAAAGATTCTTACATTTATGAGTGTGACTTCAATGTTCACTATATCAATATGGACAACCCCAGTGACCACTTTATTGATCACGTCGAGGCGCACGCCATGGATGCTGGCGACAAGGCACCAGGCAAGGCCATCACCTATGCGACAAAAATCAGCCTAGTGAAGGTGTTCCAGATTGAGACCGGCATTAATGACGAAAGCCGCATGGAGCACATGAAGCCCGTCACGAAGTCCCAAGCCGACCAGCTAGCCAAGGCCTTGGGCAATGACAGCGAGCGCATACAGCGGTTTACAGCGCACTACAGCATAGAGTCTCTGGCTGACGTACCGCTGGCAGAGTTCAAAGGGGCAATGTCTGCTATAAGAAAATCAAATGAAAAGGAGAATCAGGCATGATTGTTGAATACTTCGAGCAGGGTTCAGAGAGATGGAAATTGGCGCGTGTTGGGATATTCACCGCGTCGCAATTTGATAACATGATCACACCAAAAGGAAAGGCCACTACCGGAAAGACGCCTGAATCATACATCAACCGGCTTGTTGCAGAGTGCCTGACGGGTGAGCGTGATGAGATCCCATTAACGTACTGGATGCGTCGCGGCATTGAGCTAGAGCCGGAAGCAAGGGACACGTTGGAAGGCATCGAGGGTGTGGATTTTGAGGAAGTGGGCATCATCTACCAAGATGATTTCTGTGAAGTTGCGTGCAGCCCGGACGGGGTAGACTTTCATCAAGAGGTAGGGTGCGAGATTAAGTGTCCATCGCCTGCTGTTCATGTTGAGTACCTGCGAGCAGGCGTAGTGCCAGACAAATACATTCACCAGGTTCAAGGTTCTATGCTCGTTACAGGGTTCAATTCGTGGTATTTCATGTCGTACCACCCATCAATCAAACCGCTGATTATTAAGGTTGAGCGCGATGATGAGTATATAGCTGTTTTGCAGCAAGTGATCGAAACGAAAATTGAACAGAAACTCAAACTTGTTAAAGATTTGGAGCAAATATAATGGGTAATAAAATTGGTGTATCACTTAAAATATCAGTTGATCAAATTGACAAGGCGCGGCTGTTCAAGGGACAGAAGCACGTTTACCTTGACGCCACGGTCTTCATTGATCCGGACGAAGCTGATCAATACGGAAACCACGGTATGATCACACAGGATGTACCCAAGGCAGAGCGTGATGCTGGTGTTAAAGGTGCGATCCTGGGGAACTGCAAGGTCTTCTGGCATGAAGCCGGTCAGGGGCAAGCACAAGCCCAGGCCCAACCTCAGCAGAGCAAACCGGCTCAGGGCTTTGGGCAGACGCCAGCGCCTCAAGGTCAAGGATTTGATGACTTTGACGATAGCTCTATACCTTTTTGATCGTTAACAAAACGTAACAGACAAACCACCCAGCTAGGTCTATGCTGGGTTTTCTTAAGGGGAGAAATAACATGAACAAATTAAATATACCTGAGCGCTTTACTGGAACTGTTTACGTTGCAATGTGGAGCAATCCCACGTTTTGTTTGTACGGCGATATATATCTCACACATGGAGACCCGAGCGAAAGCACCGAATCTATCTTGCTTGGGAAGGTTGATGTTGATATTCCGCTGAATGCAAGCGGCACTGTTGACAAACAGGTTGATCAGCTACGCAATGCAAGGCAACAATAATTGACAAAGCGACGGCTGAGGCACAGCAGATCGAGGAAGCGATTGAAAGCCTTCTGGCTATTGAGTACAAAGGAGATCCGGAATGACTACTGAATATCAAATAAACTCATTGAATGATTTTTGGACGTTCCAGAAGACAAACAAAAACAGTGCCTTGAAGATTTTGGAGAATGGCTGACGTTTTGCCGACACCATTCGCTATCAGATGTGTTCGGACCACACACAACGCTGTCTACTGATAGTTTTATGTGGATTGATGACGATGTGCGCGGAGTTAGTGATGTTCTTTTTCGGTTAATGGAGAGGAAATAGGAAGATTGAGTGAGGAAGCGAAAGCAGAACTAACCCTTGAGCCAATGACAGACTGGAACGGCAATGAGATTACTGATCACCCCGACACAGACGAATACAAAGCACTGCTCAAGCTGTCGCGTAAATTTGGCTTAGGCACATCTCTGACGATCAACATTGCGCCTGGTGTCTGCTCTATTCACGACAACTACGGCGATGAGTTCCGGTTTCCTATTGAGCGGGCACAGGAAGTGATTGAAGCTTGGGCTATAGTCGAAGCGGCTCGGGTTCTGTAACAATTCGACACAAACCATAGGTTGCACGCCAGTCCAGAGTTGCTAATCTGGGACAACAACAAAGGGGAATAATTATGGAATGCAGCAGCAACCCGGACAGCGCACTGAATCTTGCTAGATTCGCGTACAACGTCAATCGGAAAGGCTTGGCAGAAACGAACCATCTAAACAACAGAGCAATCAAGAGCTACTATTTCAGCATGTTAAATAAGGCCCGCGCACAGCTACGGCGAGAGATTGCCAAAGCAGCAGGCAAGACAATCAAGGTGCGGGAGGATGCAGACTTTACGACAACAGTAATGGGCGGCCTTCCCATCGGTGTAGTAATTGACAACTACTCAGGCGCAAAGCCCTGGCGTCAGCATACGTTTAAGGGCGCAGGGCCGGGTGACTGTGACCCGCCCGAAGATCAAGAGATCCAGTATCGTATTTTAGATCGTGCTGGATACTATGCTGAATGGATACACAGCAAAATGTCTGCTCAGGATGAGACCGACATCGAACATGAATGCGTTATGTATATTAGCCAGCGGGGTGAGTTATGAGCACTCAACCTCGCCACCGCGTACTGCTAGACGACATCACAGGGCAGCGTATTGTTTATCGGCCTATGGCTAGCGGTGTGGAGCTTATTCAATACAAATCATACACAGTGCCAGTTCGATTGGTAATGGCTCAGTACATCGCCTACAAGGCATGGATTGACATACTTCGTTCACAGATACAGGAGACGCTGTGATGTGTGATTACAATGCGTTTCTTGCTAAAAAGCAGTTCCGGGCCGCTGTGTCTGGATTCGAGCCTGACCTGTCTAGCTATCCGCTGTTTGATTATCAGTCGCCAATAGTCAGATGGGCTTGCTTGCGCGGCAAGGCAGCTGTGTTTGCTGATACCGGATTAGGCAAGACGATCATGCAACTGGCATGGGCTGATCAAGTGGCAAAGCATACCGGCGGCCCGGTTATCATATTTGCACCACTGGCAGTGTCATTGCAGACCATAGACGAGGGCAAGAAATACGGCATAAACGTTGAGAGGGCAAACCCCGGCGCGGCATTTTTTGGCCCAAACATTGTCATCACAAATTATGAGCAGATCCACAAGTTTGATCCTGACGTGTTTCAGGGTATTGTGATTGACGAATCCAGCATTTTGAAAGGGATGCAGGGTAAGCGTAGGCAAGAGATCACAGACTTCGGGCTGTCCATTAAATACCGGCTCAGCTGCACAGCAACGCCCAGCCCCAACGACTTTATGGAGCTCGGCACGCAGTCTGAATTTTTGGGCATCATGTCGCAAATTGAAATGCTCGCTATGTTCTTTATTCACGATGGTGGAGACGTGTCGAAGTGGAGGCTAAAAGGTCACGGACAGCGCCGGTTTTTTGAGTGGATGGCAACGTGGGCAGCGGTTATCAGAAGCCCTGCGGATCTTGGTTTTGATGGTTCGCGTCACGTACTTCCGAAACTTCACTATCATTCGCACGTAGTCGAGACTACGCCAGAAGATGCGCTGTTTGTTGAGCCAGCCCAAGGGCTACAGGATCGAAACAAGGCCCGTAAGGATTCAGTGGAAGCCCGCGTAACAGTGGCAGCGGAACTTGCAAATAGCATGGAAGGCCAGATTCTTATCTGGTGCAACTTGAACGACGAATCAGAGCGACTGACAAAATCCATTACCGACGCAGTAGAGGTAAAGGGGAGCGATAAGCCAGACCACAAGGCAGATTCACTTGTTGGCTTTGCTAGAAGTGACGTTCGGGTCATGGTTTCCAAACCAAAAATCGCTGGGTTCGGAATGAACTACCAGAACTGCCATCAGATGATATTTGTGGGCCTTTCCGATTCGTGGGAGTCGTACTACCAGGCTATACGTCGATGCTGGAGGTTTGGGCAGCTAGACGAAGTCCACGTCCACGTTGTTAGTGCAGACACCGAGGGCGCGGTCATTGAGAACATACAGAAGAAAGACAAAAACAATCAGGAGCTAGGCGCGTCAATGGTTAAGCATATGAAGACCATGATGGACAAAGAGATATTCAGCGCCGCAACCGAAAAACAGAATACGAAGCAAACATAAAAATGGAGAATCCAGAATGGTTAATGTAATAGATCAGGTAATGACAGAAAACTATGCTGCATATCATGCAGATACCGTAGAAATGGCCGCAGGTTTGCCGGATGACTCGGTACACTTCTCAATATTCAGCCCGCCGTTTGAGTCGCTGTACACTTACAGCAACAGCGACAGGGACATGGGCAACAGCAAAGACAGCGGCGAGTTTTGGCAGCAGTATCTATACCTGATTCGCGAGCAATTCCGAGTAATGAAGCCAGGGCGCATCGTTGCTATTCATTGCATGAACTTGCCCACCAGCAAGCAGAATGACGGGTTTATCGGTATCCGTGATTTTCGCGGGGAGATTATCCGCGAGTACCAGAACGCCGGTTTTATTTATCACTCCGAAGTTGTGATCTGGAAAGATCCCGTTGTTGCAA